GAAATTTTGCTACTCGCGCCAATTTCACTAGCTCTCAAGCTCAAAGCCCTAGCAAATTAGCTCTACCAAGCTCAACCTCGAACCTTTTCAACCTACCAACACCACCCAACAACAATGTCTTCCTCCGCTGCTCGCATCCAAACTGCTTCTCGCGTCGCCCCGGCTGAAATCCGCACTCCCCCTGCCCTCGCCGCCATCGCAAAGAAATTCGCTCCGGTCATCCTCCAAGACAATGATGTTCCTGTTCCTCCGTCCAACGCTGACTACTTCGGCAGAATGAATCTTCCGACCAACATCGAACTCGACTCCGGCAACTACCACAACATCGACGTCCAATTTGACACCCGCTTCATATTGAACTACATTATGTATCACGTCATGAACCTCGCCCCGGAACTCAACTTCAAAGGTCATCCTTATTTCTCGCCCCTCTCGTATATCGGCTACTGTATGCATCTCTTCTACGCCCTGCTCCTCGCCTGTGACTGCACCTTCCGCTCTGACAAGTCCTACCACGCATCGCGCTTTATGACAGACCAAGAACGCAAAGACTTATATGAAGTCCTGCTTAACTGCCAAATGCCTACCTTCCTTTCGGACCTTTTCCTGGAACTCGCCCCCGTATATGATCCTCGCCGCAACAACTTGCTCTTCGTTCCCTCCCTCGCTGGACACTCATTCGAACATGATTATGGCCGAACTCTTCTCCCCTCAATGTTCTACGCCGCACACCACATGCTCGCATCCACCCGCACGAACAAAGATCCCAACGACGTAATCGACGACTGCATGGCTCTACACGTCATCACCGCTGGCACAACAAACTTCACCATCTCAAACTACCTCGGCACCTGGTACGCCACTGGACACCACGACAACTGGCTGAACCGCGACTTCCTCGCCTTCTTCAACCCCCTCGTCGGCCGCTTCCTTACTCAACGTCCCACCTTCGCCCGAATGCACTTTGAAACCGAAGTCCTTCCCATCGATGGAACTGGCAATCCCTACACTGCCTTCCTCCTCGCTTCAGATGAGAACACCTCCCTCGCCACGACTGTTCTGACTGCCCCCTCAACCTTCGTCAACGCCAATGATCCCAAGTCCCCCAAGCTCGGCTCCGTTCTCGCATCCCTCTCTGGTACACTCCTTTTGAACTATGCAATCGAACCTCCCACCCTCCCGACCTGGACTGCTGCCACCTACAATCAAGACGACAACCCCTCCGACATCTCCGACAAGACTTTCGCGACTGAACACAACTTCCTAGTTGATGAATCCACTCACGACAAGACTCTTTCCTACCCCGACGACGACACCGGCCTCAACGCTGCATGGTACGCAATCGCCAAAGTTAAACACACCAAGGCCCGCACACCCTTCAAGCATGTCATCTTCAACGTAAAGGACCATCTCACCCCGTATGTACTGTACTTCCAGCCTTACGACGTCTCTCCTTCCTCACTCGATTTAACAATTGCCGCTGGCATAAAAATCGAACACGGTGACATCTCCGGCTTCGCCATCAACATCGAACAACCCGACTCCTCGCTCGACGATAACAACGCGCAGATCCTCCAAGCTGCCATTCGTCTCTCCAAGGTCATCCGCGTCAATGCGCAGACCTCCGCTGGCGACAATCGCGTCTCGATCGCTGTCCGAGAACCTCTCGACCGCACAAAACAAGGCGTCATGTACATCTTCCGGTCTCTTCTCAAGTCCGTGTTTCCCGTCCTCGACAACGAAGATGTGAAATCCACTGACACCGTCCTCCCCACTAATGTTGGCCTCACAATCGAACGTGGCCACTACTCCTTTGACCAAGGCTTCAACGTCAAAGCAGGCTCCAACGGTGACATCAAGACTTCTGATGACTCCATCTACCTCTGGTCTTCTTACCGCTACGTCCACAAGAAGAAGAATCCCGCTCCCGCCGACATCTCAATGCTCGCGTCGCTCCGCCCCTTCTACGGTAACAACGTTACCCTTTCTCGCAGCAAGAATCCCACTCTCCTTATCCCTCACTAAACTCTCGTTTTAGTCTGTTTCGTTTATAGTTTACTCTCACAGACTGTTTTCTGAATGTAAGTCGTGAACATGCCTACGCATGGCTCTCCGCAATTCAATCGTTTTTTGATTTTTTGTATTTTCTTTACATCAATCTCACCTCTCCGATAAAAAAAAAAAAAAAAAAAAAAAAAAAAATAAAAAAAAAAAAAAAAAAAA